GTTGGACGTGTTCGGCTCACCGCCCGCGCAATCATTGTCGCAGTCCTCGCCGCCCTGAACCAGCAGGTTCGTGAGCTGCGGGATGTTGCCCACCATCTTCGCGTAGCCGGCCTGCTTGCCCGGCTCCTGCGTGAGCTCATTCCAGATGTGCAGCCACTGGCCATAGTGCTTGTCGATGCGCTGGCCGCCGATCTGGAGCTCAACGTAGTCGATGAGGTTGTGGCCAACCCAGTTGAGCCAGCGGAACTAGGCACCAGAGCCGTCAGATGAAAGGAGAGAGACTGAGGGGAGCGTGGCCTGGAGGTACATACGGTAGATCAGATCGCCGTTGCGCTGGATCGTGCACGTGACCTGCTTGCCGAAGTTCGGCGCACCGTTGAAGGGGTTCTCAATCGCCTCCATGGCAAAGTTCGTGTGGCGGCGGTACACGACCTTGAAAAACGTGATCTGGGGGTTGCCCGTGAGGTAAACATCCTGCGCGCCGTAAGCTACGAGCTGCATAAGACCACCACCTGTCATTCTGTATTATAACCCCTACTTAGAAAAAATTTTTGGCGGACCAGGAAATTTAGTTAAAATTCTTCTCTATTAAAACGAACCGGAGGCATCACTTATAAAAGCCTAAACAGACTCGTATTGTCGTCTTAGAAGGAATGGGTGAACCCTTTTTTAAGATACGACCGACAAAACGGAGTAATCCGGAGGCTCGTACTACGCTAGACTCACTTCATCAAGTTCAGATGAATCGGCTCATGGACAAAAAGGATAATCTTCAGGTTCTTCAAGATGAAGCAACTCGTATTCAAACTGAAATCAGTTCATGTGAAAATATCATTGAACGAAATCTAAAAGAGAATCGTCTCCGTGAAATTACTAAGGAACTTACAAGTATTCGAGCCGATAAAGATATTTATAACTATTTTCTTGAAACTGGTGAAATCTTATATCAATATTACGATATTCAAGAAAAAATTCAAAGTGGTGCTGAAAGTTTACACACTACACGAAGCTTTGTGAAGCCGGGGAGTGTGCTTGCGGCTCTCCAAGAAGCATCAAGTAGTGAGAACACCGATGCGCCGGCACCAGTAGATCCCGCAAATGTAAAGAAAGAAATAAAGGGAGAAAATCTCCAGCGGGATAAGCTTCTCGATAAATATCTACAGAAAGTGGATCCTGGTCACGCACGCAATGTAACATACGAAGCTGAAAGTGGTTTTGGAATCTGTGATGATTGTGGCTCAGAAATGATGTTCAGTAGTAATGAAGCCTTATTTAACTGCCCAACATGCGGTAATCAGGAGTTTGTTCTTATGGACAGCGATAAGCCTAGTTATAAGGATCCGCCACGTGAAGTTAGTTATTATGCGTATAAGCGAATCAATCATTTTAATGAATGGCTCGCACAGTTCCAGGCGAAGGAATGCACCGATATTCCACAGGAAATCTATGATCAGATTCTGCTTGAACTCAAGAAGGAGCGGATCACACAACTGGATAATCTGAAGGCTGCGAAGATTCGAGAGATTCTGAAAAAGATTAAAGCAAACAAGTATTATGAACACGTTCCGCATATTACAAATCGTCTCAATGGCAAAAATGCCCCTGTGATGAATCGTGAGATTGAAGAAAAGTTGCGGTATATGTTCAAGGAGATCCAGCCGCATTTCCAGAAACACTGTCCAAAGGGTCGCAGCAACTTCCTTTCGTATTCCTATGTTTTGTATAAGTTCTGTGAACTTCTGGAACTGGATGATTATTTACCGAACTTTCCACTTCTTAAAAATCGTGATAAACTCTATACGCAGGATAAGATTTGGCAAAAGATCTGTGAGGATCTTGGATGGGGATTTATCCGGAGTATTTAGTTCCTGCGTGTCCCCCTCCGATTTTTCCGTGAGCCCCGACGATTTTTACGAGTTCCACGACGCATGTTTCCGCGGCGCGTATTACCGCGGCGCATGTTGCCATTGCCCCGACGTGTGGTAACATTGTTTACACTCCGCCTGTTCTTACGTCCCCATCCCCGTCCCTGTCCCTGTTTCATTCCAGCCAGAGTCGCGGCGGCGGCGGCCGCGGCCGCTGCGGCGCGCGCTGCTTCCTGCTGTCTCTGCCGTTCCGCCGCCGCCGCTAAGGCGAGTGCTTCACGAGTTGACATTATATTTATAGTAAAGATTTTTTTAATCTTTAGCAGCCTTCTTTTGTGCGCGCTTAGCACTCACTATACGCTTCCTTGTAGAATTTAGTGCCTTTTTGGCTTTGACAAGTATTTTTTTCGCACGTGTTACCCGTTTAGAAGCTGCTGCTAGGTGTTTCTGTTCAGCCTTTACGCGATCGTGTTTCATTATATAGTTTACTAATGTATTATTTCTAGCCGCTAAGTTTAATCATAGATACCTTTAGTTCTCCTATAATCTTTGCCGTTACATGATGTTTATTGTAGATTGTTTCTTCTTCATTAAGTGCGTGTGTGATTGCCTCAGGAGATACGAAGCGACGGATCTCGGTACCATTATACGGAATCTCCTTATCAAATAGACTGTCTGTAAAGAGTTCATATAACTCATTTGAAAGATTTTCTATATTTGCGTAATAATAAGCATTTTCTTCATCATCACGTATTACAAGTTTGTAGATAAAGAGAATCATTTGATAGCAATCATGATTACTTTTTTTTTCAAATTTATCCTAAAATATAATATCCTCCTACAGGGAAAATCCATGGCCGAATCGGCCCAAGATCCTCTCCAGTCATTTCTGCGATTTCACGACGTACTACCCTAGGATATACATGAGTATCGTAATAAACATCATCTGCTGTAGGGACATGAGTTGACGCAAGTTGAACCATTGTTCCAGGTGAAGTAAAATATTCTCTAAGGGGGAGCATCATGCCTACAACAATCGCTGCACAAAGTACCACAAGTCCAATCACGTTTTTAGAAAGACGCATCCTATTTATGTGTAACACACGTAAATAAGAAACAGTAAATAAACCAAATGTTGGTAAAACGGTTATTTTATCTAACGTTTACCGCGGAAACCCAACGAGGTTCGCACCGATACCGAAGCCGGCACCCTGGCGAGCCGTGACACCGATGGACGGTGAGACAAGATCCAGGACCGCAAAGACAGCCGCGGCGACGATGGCGATCGCGACGACCTCCTGGAAATCGATGCCCTTCCGGGGAACAAGGACGGCAGCGAGGCCGACAGCGATACCCTCAATCAGATACTTGATGGCGCGATTGAGAACTTCAGACAGATCCATTTATTATATTTGGAGGGAAGAAATTTTTCTTATTGGCCTGCGGAAACCCTCTAAAGAAAACTTACGTCTTGCCTTCAGAATGTCTGCCCCCACGGAACGCGAGGATTTTCTGGATGAGGATGTTGAAATCCCTGGTCAGAAGTTTGTTTTACTGAGTTTTCTGAGTCCGGAGAAAGTCCTAGCCAACAAGGATGTCTTTTTCTTTTCACGCTTTGTAAAGGACTACGAAATCCAGTATAAGACAAAGAAGCTTGAGGCGTTTCTTGTTGGACAAGTCAAGGGTGTCAACGATAAGCTGGAGGCGGAGGCTGTTAAGTTTGAGAAGGCTGATCTCTCAGGTGCTGCTCTTATCTGTCGTTCAAATATGCTCAAGATTGAAGATCTTGTTGCTGACATGGATAAGTATGTCCGTTCATCAACCAAGGAGATCCAGGAGAAGCGCATTAATGATGACTATGATGACTACCTCTATAAGAATCGCTCAGTACTTGAAGAAGAGTTCTTTGCTAAGAATAACTTTAGGACGACAGTGCGTGGACTAAAGGTGCGCGGTGTCTATGGAACTCAGCCTGAGGCCGTTGCGCGTTCAAAGAAGCTCCAGCGCAACGATCAGGTTCACAATATCTTTGTAGGTGAGATTGGAAAGTGGCTGCCGTGGGAGCCTGACCCCAACTCTGTTGCTGACCAGGAGTATGCGGAGGATCAGCTCAACATGCTCATGAAGAAGTATAAGGAGAATGAGGACGCACGCGAGACGTTCGTTGCGAATCAGCGCAAGGAGGCTCGTGGAGTTAAGACAATGACTGGCACGAAGGTCGGTGAGGAGTCGGACACTGCGTCTCTCTTTGGCCCTTCAGCGGCCACGGGGGCCGCAAAGTCAAGCTACGATGGAATGTTCTCTGGCCCCGCAGATCTTGCTCTTGAGCGCAAGATGAAGAAGAAGGAGGAGGAGTAAATATTTATTTGTTATAGGTTTTTTACAAAAACACTTAACAAACTAGTTTATGACATAGCACCTACAGGAGTGCCTGTAGAAGGAGGGTTTATAGGGATACACTGATCACTTTGGCAGAACGTTCCCTCAGGGCACGCAGTCTCGCGCTTGCAATCATAGTTAGCGAATCCTTGGATTAAGCCGGGAAAGGCGCGCTTCATCCACGGGACGAGTAAGAGAACAGCAAAGAGTATAACGAGCGCACAACCGGCAACACCGAGTCCATATGTAGATTTGGCCATCTACTCAGTATGGAGAAAGCTTCCAACATCTTTCGGATCAGATGGTTCCACATTCAGTTCTGAAACAGGAGGTAATGAAGGAGCATTTTGTGAAGTACAGTAACCATTCATACACCGAAGAGGATGCGCACATGATGGCATGTCTACTCCGCACATGGAACCTTCGCCTCCATTCGCAAATCCCTCGCTTGTTTTCGTCATGCCATACCATACCGTTAAAACACAGGCCATAAAAAGAATACAAAGAGCGGCTATTAGGTCAGCGTTCATTCCCTATCTAGTTGCTCTTCCGAATGTTTATAGACGGACCTTTCAAGCGTCTAGCAGCATTCGGGTCGTATTGATTCACATCCTCTTCATCTTTGTGCCG